TGCCGAAAATCGAAATCAGTTTTGAGCAGAGAGCTGTGTCGCTTATTGACCGCTCGGAACGCGGCATCGCAATCCTGATCGTGCGCGACGATACGGATAAGAGCTTCACGCACAAGCAGTACAGTGACCTCAGCGCCGCGCAGGCGGACGAGAACCTGTATACGGCGGACAACTACAACGCTATCTGCGACCTGCTCGGCTTTGCGCCGTACCAGATGCACGTGTTCCGCGCGGACTCGGACGGCGCACTGGCCGATACGTTGACCGAGATCAGCAAAACCGTAAAAACCGGTTGGCTGACTATTGCCGGTCAGAGTGCCGCTGACGGTCTGGCGCTGTCCGCGTGGGTCAAAACGCAGGACAACACCAAGAAGAAAACCTACAAGGCGGTCTGCTATGGCCTCACGACCCTGCCGGATGATATGCACGTTGTCAATTTCATCAACGAAAAGGTCACGTTCTCCGATGATCGCGGGGAAAAGGACGGCGTAGCGTATCTGCCGAGCCTTGTCGGCATTTTCGCCGTCTGCAACGTCAAGAGAGGCAGCACCAACTACCAGTGCTCTAATCTGAAAGAGGTGCAGGAGGTCGAGGACAACGATGCGGCGCTTGGCACCGGCAAGTTTATCCTTGTTAACAGCGAGGACAATACTGTGCGTATCGCACAGGGCATCAACTCTATGACGACCACGGATGGCAAGACGCGCACTGAGGATATGTGCCTGATCGAGACCGTCGAGGCCATGGACATGATGAAGGACGACATTGCGGCGACATTCCGCGAGACCTACCTCGGCAACTACAGAAACTCGCGGGATAATCAGATGATGCTCGTAAATGCACTCAACAGCAGCTATTTCCGTCAGCTCATGCAGCAGACAATCCTTGATCCTGATTATGCGAACGCTGTAATGATTGATGTAGATGCACAGAGAGCCGCATGGGTGGCATCCGGCAAGAGCGAGGCGGAGAGCTGGGACGACGACACGGTCAAGGCCAACCCGTTTAAGAGAACGGTTTACCTGACCGCAAATGTCAAGATCCTGAACTCGATGACCGACCTCATTTTCCCGATCACGATGGCGTAACAGGAGGTACTTATGGCTGATTTTAACCCGAACCGCGTGCTCCATGGTAACCAGGGCAATGTCTGGTTCAATGGCAAGCGCCTGACCACACTCCAGAGCGTGGAGGCGAAAGTAGGCGCGGACTTTGAAGAAGTGAACGTCTGCGGCGATCCGGCAACCTACCGCATTTACAACGGTTATTCCGGCGAGGGCACGTTCACCGTGCTCAAGATCGACTCGGATGTGCTCCAGATGATGGCGGATGCCTACCAGTCCGGCGAAATGCCGACAGTGACCATCATCACCGCACTGGCCCAGAAGGGCACCAACAAGGTAGAGCGCGTGTCGCTGTCCGATGTGACGATCGACGAATTTTATCTGGCGAAGTTCGAGAAGAAAGCAAAGGTCGAGGAAGAGGTGCCGTTCAAATTCGGTCACTTCTCCGTTCTGGAAACCATTAAGGAGTAAAGCATGGACAAGAAGTTACTGGACGCGCTGGCGGCAAAGGCCGAGCAGCGCAAGGCTGACAAAGCCAAGGTCATTCAGTTTAAGGTCGGCGGTCAGCTGCTTGATTTTGTTAAGATCGGGCATACCGCACAGCTGGATGCTTATGAGGCATTTCTCGCTGCACGAGAGAAGCCGGCGCAGATGCTGAACATCGGCGCACAGCTGATCTACGACTGCTGTCCGGCATTGCAGGACACGGAGCTGCACACCGCGCTCGGCGTGACCGACCCGTACGACGTTATCTGGGTGCTGATGGATGTCCGCGAGGTCAATTCGCTCGCGGCAGCTCTGTTTACCTGGCTCGGCCTGATTGACGGTGATGAGGATGAGGACCCGGCAAAAAACTGATTGAGCGCGACCCGGTGCTCGACCTTGCAGCATTTTACGCGGCACGAGGCATCACGCCGGAGCAAATTCGGCAGATGAGCTACGCAGACCGTGCGGTGCTGCGAGTCGGGCGGGCGCGCTGGTACGAGGATATGATAAACCTGATTGCGGCAGGAGTCTGCCGCGCATATGCACCGGAGGAGGGACGGAATAGTGGCTAAAAATAAGGTTATCAACACCGTCCTGACGGTGCGGGATAATATGTCCGGCGGTCTGGTCAAGGCCGCACAGAATGCGAAAAAGTCCGGCAAGGCAATCGACAGCAGCATGATCTCCGCTACGCGCAGCGTGGTGGCGTTTAAGAATAAGTCGGTCGCAGCCTTGCAGGACTACGCCAAGAAAGCCGGTGCGGCAATCGTTGCCGGTACAACTGCCGTGGCAACCGGTCTGTCGGCGCTGACGCTCAAAAGCGCACTCGCCGCCGATGACCTTAACACTCTGGCAAAGCAGAGCGGCTTTTCGACGGCAGACATCCAGAAATGGCAGTATGCCTCTGACCTGATCGACGTGTCGATTGACGATATCGTCAAGTCTGCCGCAAAAATGAAGAAGAACATGATCTCGACCAGCTCAACAACGGTCGATGCATGGAATCAGCTCGGCATTAAGGTCAAGGACAGCAACGGTCAGCTGCGTAACAGCACAACGGTCTTTTACGAAACGCTGACTGCGCTGTCAAAAGTGCAGAACGAGACCGAGCGCGACACACTGGCAATGACCCTGTTTGGCAAAAGTGCGGACAGCCTTGCGGGTATCGTCGATGACGGCGGTGCCGCCCTGCAGGAGCTGGCCGGTAAGGCCGAGAAGGCAGGTGTTATTCTGTCGCAGGATACGCTGGACAGCGCAAATGCCCTTAACGATAAGGTGGATACGCTCAAGGCCACGGTCAAGGGCTTTGCAGGAAAGGTCGGCTCGGAGCTGGCCGGTCGTGCGTCCAAGGCACTGGATGTTGTCGGCTCGCATTTTTCCAAGGCGTTCAACACGTCACCAATGGACTGGCTTAACGGCAAGCTGGACACGCTGATGGCAAAGCTCGACAGCTGGATTGCCGGAGGCGGTCTGGAACGGCTGGCGGATCTGCTGGTAAACGGTGTGCAGCTCGGCGCCCAGAAGGCAGGCGATATGCTGCAAAAGGCCGGTGACTCAATGGCATGGTGTAAGGAGCATACTAAAACGCTCAAGACTGGCGTCAAGCTGTTGGCGGCGGCTTTCGCCCTTGTGAAGTTGGCGGAGTTTAACCGAACAGTAAGTTCTGGTGGAAATGCACTGCTTGGACTTGGCAAAACTGTGCTGACAATGACTGGTTTGCTGGGCGGACAAGCTGCGGCGACAAGTACAGCAACGGTAGCGCAGACTGGCTTAAATGCTGCTTTGCGGGCTAACCCAGTAGGTTTTGTAATCACGGTGTTGGAAGCGCTGATCGCAGTTGGTGTATTAGTGTATAAAAACTGGGACTGGCTCAAGGCCGGTGCGCAGAGCCTTTGGAACAAGTTTAAGGATGTCAGCATCCGGATCGGCACGGCCTTTTCCGGTGCGTTCAATAAGGTAAAAAACGCCGCTAAGACGGCTCTGGAATGGGTAGCAAGCAAGCTGTCGTGGCTTAATGACAAGATTGAGAGCATCCCCATCCTCGGTAGCTTGTACAAGGGTGCCAAGGGTGCGCTGGGCAACGCTATCGAGTGGGTAGACAATGCCACAACGGGCAATCGCTCGGGCACGTCCACAGGTACGACCCAGACAACGACCAGAAGCAAAACGACTACAACGGCCGGTCCGGTCAAGACTACGACCTCGACCACTACGACGATACCTAAGCCGACCCCCAGCAGCCTGCTGAGCCTGCCGGGACTCGGCAAGGCAACCGGCACGCCCTACTGGCGTGGCGGCTACACCCGCGTCAACGAGCGCGGCGGCGAGATCATGAACCTGCCGAGCGGCACGCAGATCATCCCGCATGATGTGTCTGTCAAGGCGGCAGGCGGTCGCAGCGTGACGGTCAACGTCAACATCCAGGGCAACGTGATCGGCAACCGTGAGTATACCGAGCAGGTCGGTGAGTACGTCGGCCGCAAGGTGCTGGCGGCGCTCGGCAACACATAAGGAGGTGCGGTAAGTGTACAAAATTATCATCTCGGTCAACAACAACGAGGAGGTTTGGACGCTGCCGCACTGTCCGCCGGATTTCCCGATTCCACAGCCGGAGCAGCACCACGAGACCTACGAGGGCCTGAGCCGAGACTATCGACGCATCGGCACGCTTGGTCTGAGGCACATGGAGTGGACAGCGCTGCTGCCGGTTCACCGGTACTCCTTCATGCCGTCCGAGGCATCTGCGGATGGTTGGGCGTATGTCGATTTTCTGAGCCGGTGGCGCGACAAGAAGGTGCCGTTCCGCCTGATCGTGCTCGACAGCAAGGGTGCGGCACGGCTTAATATGCCGGTGACGGTGGACCGATTTGACGTTACCGTGCGAAAAAACGGCGATCTGGAGTATTCCATCGCCGTGACCGAATACAGATTTATCAAATGAGGAGGTGCGCCGATGGCGGCAGGATATGTCGATGACCACAAGCTGATATTGTACCGCGACGGCGCACAGCCGCGCGACATCACCGCGTTTGCGAGTGGCATGACGCTGACGGATGACCTTGACACGCTGGCGGCGGAGCTGACGTTTACGACGTTTATCTCGCCGTGGGACAAGTACACGCCCAAGCTGGCACTCGCGCCGGGCGATAAGGTGCGCGTGACCAATCAGGGCAAAACGGTCTTTTCCGGCATCATTATCACGGTGACGCTGGACGGCGGTGTTACCGCTTACGACCGTGGGTGGTATCTCAACAAGTCGGAAATCGTGCTGCAGGTCAACAACCTTGCCGCCGATCAGGTCATCCGCAAGGCGTGTGCCAAGGCGGGCGTGACAGTCGGAAAGGTGTGCAGCCTGCCGACCAAGATCACGCAGTTGTGGACCGGCTCTACGCCGTCCGACATTATCAGCGATGTGCTGAACACCTGCACGTCTGCGACCGGAAAGCAGTACCGCCACCGCGTGGACGACAGCGGCCTGCAGGTCGAGGCACTGCCGACCGCACCCATCAAGGCATATCACAAGCCGGCGAAAAATATCGCCGCATTTGACATCACATGGGCGCTCGGTCAGGTGAGCGGCGAGGACAGCACCCAGGACACCTACAACGCTGTTGTCATTGCCGCCGAGGACGACGGCAAGGCGTACATCGGCGCACAGGCCAGCAACGCGGCGTCTATCAAGCGATACGGTTTCATGCAACATATTGAGACCGTGACCGAGAACCCCGGTACGGCTGTGCTTGGGCAGATGGTGAAAAATCTGCTGAAAAATGCCGACAAGGTAGGGCAGACCCGCTCCATCTCCGAGATTTGGGGCTGTGATGAGGTGCAGAGCGGCGTGGTTCTGAGGTTCAACTCGCCCGCGTTCGGCATCAAGGGCAACTACCGGATCACGCGCGTGGAGCATCACTACGGCGGTGCAGGACACACAATGGCGCTCGAAATCACGGCGCTCGAGCAGGTGCGAGCCGCCGCCGAGGGCAAGACCGACGCGGCAGCCATCAAGGCCGCCAGCACGGACAAGGTGCAGGTGTTCGGCCTGCCGGATCTGTCCGGCGGCAGTGACGGCGGCTCGGGCGGCACTATTGTCAAGGCGTTGTTTACCGCCTACTATCCGGCTAACAATGCGCTGGAGGGCGGTTATCTGGATGCACAGGGCAACAGGCTCGACCCAAGCAAGCACACCTGCGCTGCACCGCCGTCTGTGCCGTTTGGCACCAAGATTACGGTGCGCGACACCGGCACAAGCCTCGACGGCACGACCTACACTGTCAACGACAGAGGCGGCGCGATCCAGATTGAGAACGGCGTGTACCACTTTGACCTGCTGATGAGCAGCAACGCCGAGTGCAATCGCTGGGGACGCAAAAACGGCTCTGCGATCATCGGCGGCTCGGGCGGCGGCTCGGGCAGCGCAGTGTCGTTTGTCAACACCGCCCTGGGCGAGGTCGGGTACAAGGAGTCCGGCAAGGACATCAATAAGTACGGCCAGTGGGCAGGCCACAACGGCGTCGCCTGGTGTGTTTATTTTGTCTGCTGGTGTGCGTACAAGTCCGGTGCACCTATCCCGACAAGCTACGGCTACGTTGGCGATATGAGCAGCTATTTCAAGGCTCGCGGCAAGTACAGATCGGCGGGCAGTTACAAGCCCAAGGCGGGTGACCTGATGATTCAGGGCGACCGACATATCGGCATTGTAATATCGGCCGGAGCATCGTCGTTTGAGACGGTGGAGGGCAACTCCTCCAACAGCGTCAAGCGCGTAACGCGCAGCTATGGTGAGGTGTCCGGTTTCTGTACGCCGTGGGGATAACACAAGATATTGTATGCTTGTGGATAAAACTGTGGAAGATGTGGAAAGGAGTGCGTGCCAGTGGCATGGGATACAGAGATGGCTTTGGCCATCAAGAACACCGCGAGAAAAGCGGCAAAGAGCCTACCCAAAGGCTGGTATCGTGCCGAGGTCTTGCAGGTAACGCCCAAGTTGATTTTTTCTGTGGTAAGTAAGGAATTTCAGTTCAGCACGGGAGATGGCCTGATTATGACCGCCACGGCAAAGAGCAAAACGTGGAAGGTCGGCATGCAGGCGGCGGCCATTTTGCAAGGCAGTGAGCTGCTGGTTTTAGATTCTTTATAGGAGGTGTCGGCTATGGCCGATGTGTTTCCGGTTATCCCGGAGGAGCTGCCCGCGCAGGTTGCGGAGAGCATTGGGCGCTCTCCGGAGTTTGTGTTCCACGAGGACGGCAGGTCGGGCAGTTTCCAGATGGTGGACGGCGCTCTGGTCGAGCGGCAGGGCGTGGAGGCGGTCAAGCAGTGGCTTGAGCTGATGCTGCGCCAGAAACCGGGTGCAATCCCGATCTACCGGACGAGCGGCACGACCCAGCCGGGCGTGGAGGCGGTCAGCCTTGACCGGCGCGTGCCGGAGGGCTGGATTTTTGCCGAGATTGAGCGCAACGTGCGAGAGACCGCCGCGTTCTGTCCGGCTATCCGGTCGCTTGACAGTTTTAAGTTTACGCGCGTGCGGCGCGGCGTGGAGGTACGCTTCACGGTCCGGCTGCACACCGGAGAGAGTGAGGAGGTGACGACGTATGTCAGCGAGTGAGATTTTAGACGAGATGCTCGGCAATATGCCGGAAAGCTATCAAAAGACCATCGGTTTCCCGACTTATGACCTTTTAGCCGCAGTCAGCCTGCGGATGGAGGGCACGGACGAGGCTATCGACGAGGCCAAACAGCAGCTTGACCCCGAAAACCTGCACGACAGCGCCCTTGACCGCTATATCTATCCGCGCTCCGGCTTGGTGCGCAAGGCGGCGACCTTTGCACACGGCAGCTTGACCGTCACCGGCACAGGCACGGTCGAGCAGGGCACGCTGTTTGAGTCCGGCGGCGGTGTTCAGTATTATGCGACAGAGACCGTAGCTATTGAGGGCGAGGGCACTGTACCGGTCACCTGCACGGTGGACGGCACGGCAGGCAATCTGCCCGCGCACAGCGTGACGCAGATGCCGGTGGCAGTGCAGGGCATTGCCTCGTGTGATAACCCTGAACCGATTGGCGGCGGTTATGCCGAGGAGTCGGACAGCGAGTATTATGCACGCTATCTGGTCGTTCTGCGCACGCCTGCGACGAGCGGCAACGTGTACCACTATGTGCAGTGGGCGCTTGAGGTGGCCGGTGTCGGTCATGTCAAGGTGTTTCCCCGGGTACAGGGCGCGAACACGGTCGATGTCGTGATCGCGGACAACGCCGGTCAGCCTGCATCGCCTGCACTGGTTAAGTCGGTGCAGGACTACATCGACCCGGACAGCGAGGGAGCCGGTAGGGGACAAGCTCCGATCGGTGCACAGTGCTTTGTCACTGCTGCAACCGGCAAGGCCATCACGGTCAGCTGCACGGTGACCAAATCGGACACCGTAACCGAGGATATCCTGACGTCCGGCATCAAGGAGAGCGTTGCGGCCTATCTGGCGAGCACGGTCTTCACACAGGATTATATCAGCTATGCACAGATCGGTGCGGCCATCATGGACACGCCGGGCGTGATTGACTACGCCGGCTTAAAGGTGTCCGGTGGCATTGTGAATATTGCAATCGCGGAACGTGAGTGTCCGGTACTTGGCGAGGTGACAATTACCTATGGCTGAGTTTGATAATATGCGGAAAAGCCTGCCGGTGGCGTACCGCACGGACAAGTGGGTGTGCGACCTGCTTGCCGCGATCCAGTTGCTCGACGACACGCAGCGAGAGCAGATGCTCGACATTACGCAGCAGCTGTTTCCAGGCAGCATGACGTGGGCGCTTGCCATTGAAGAGCGCGACGCCGGACTGGCCTCGACCGGCACGCTGGAGGAGCGCCGCACGGCGCTGATTGCACGGTGGCGCGGCTCGGGCAAGTGCGACGTTGATTTGATTCAGCGCGTGTGCGACAGCTGGAAGAATGGCGAGATTTCCGTCGGCTTTGCCGCGGGCGTGATCATGCTGACGTTTGTCGGCGCGTATGGCATTCCCGCACCGGCCGAGCTTGCCGCATTGCAGGAGGCGGTAGACCGCGTGATCCCGTGCCATCTGGCAAGCAAATATCTCTGGCGCTGGATTCTCGTCCGCGAGGTTTCCGCTATGACGGTCGATGAGCTGCAGTCGCACCATATCAGCGATTTTGCGTTTGAGGAGTGATACAGTGAGCAAAACGACAAAAAATCTCGGGCTGTTTGAGTATGAGAAGGACAAGGACGGCGCGAGCACGTTTAATATCGAGCAGGCCCTTAACGACAACTGGGACAAGCTGGACAACGAAGTTGCAGCGCGTGTAAAGACCACGGAATTGGCTTCCGAGGTCAAGAAGACCGTGAAAGGCGGCAGTCTGACTGCCTCTGATCTGGGCGCGGTATCGGCGAAGGATAAGGGCAAGGCAGGCGGCATTGCAGGTCTGGGCGCTGACGGCAAGGTGCCAGCAGCGCAGCTGCCCGCGATGAATTACGAGGGCAAGGGCGCCGTAGATACGCATAACAAGAGTACAACCGCGCACAAGGCGCTGTTCGATAAAAAGCTCGACAAGCTGACCGGCAAGAAAGGACAGTTTGCAGGCTTTACGGAGGATAACGTAGTCGGTGCGATGGATGCCCCAAACGGCGGCGAAAGCGACTCCGGCGTTGGCGAGCTGCAGGACACCGAGATGGAGGTCGGCACGATCACCAACGCGGGAGCCGGTTGGAATACGTTCAAGTTCCGCGAGGCGTTTGAGGGTGTGCCGCAGGTGACCTGTCAGGCCGAGGACTTTGACGGCGTGGTGCTTGTTAAGGACATCACTGCCGAGGGATTCCTGTACTGCCTGCGCACCTTGCAGACCGGCAGTTATTACACCGGCGGCTCGACGGGCACCAATCCG